GTTTAAACCCGCTTTCGCCGTTAAGGCACAGAGATCACAGTCCTCCTTTGCGAGGGCTGTCAGTCAAGTCCGTAGAACTGTCGTTGCAAGCAGACGCTCACGCAGTGGCTTACGCACTAAGACTGCATCCACAAACATTGGAAAACTAGATTGAATAACAGAAAAATCGTCTGAAGACAAAACATGCTCCTCATGCAGCGTGTATGACGACCACAGCACTGACTCCAACTAAATCGGCACTAAACGTCATCACTCACGAACACAACGCAGTGGCTAAAACCTTAGACCCGATTTGACGCAGGTTACTCGAAAACGGGAAGAAGAAACCAAAACAAGTGGTGCAACAAACTTCAGGCAAATGTCCACCAATTCACCACCCTTCCACAAGATCGACAGTAGAGGCACATTAAGCCAACTCACTGCCAGACCCAGAAAATATGGAAGAGGTCAAAGACACGCATGGTCAAACGAGGGTTTGCAAGTCAACAGCTCAATGATGTAAACCATCATGCCAGATTAGCATGTGACGAAGATGGTTGACCACAATGCACCCCTGACCACAAAGCAGTTGAACGAACTGCCACCAGAAGAGCAAGACCAGATCCACAGTGGTCCTCATTACAAGTAGATGCTTTACTCCAGGAAAGTGTGGAAAAGATTGTTTAAAACTCCCCTCCAAAGACCTGCCTTTAGGTAAGCTTGTCGTCAATCATTCCAAGAGAGTTTTGATACAAGATTCAGAAAAGCGTTCATCACACTCACAGAGCCCGATCTAGACGAATTCTTCACAACACAAGCAAACCTTTTCTTTGCGTTCCACAAACTCAGAATCTCAAAACTGGCAAGTATCCTTGATGACCCCAAATCCCACACCACTGCCGCATTACAAATGTATACGTTCATTTGCAACCAGGGATTGTGTAGACAAACTTGCGTCCACGGTCACTCCATTGTGTACTCACTCCCAGGCTTGAAAGATTTCCACAACACCTCATCAAACTACGCATTCAGAGAGGTATGGGGTTCACAGTATGACACAGAGAGTCCTGTACTCAACACCTCCATTGTTTACAAGGAGATCACAACACACTGCAAAAGAGTCACCTCCTCTCCAGCAGCACTTTGTATTTTTTACTTGCCTTATGAGTGTGACAGATGCTCTACCAAAGAGCATGACGATACAAGAGAATTGCTAGACGTTGAAGATGAAGTAATGCAAATGCGATTCTGTGTCCATGCTAGACTCCTCAACCACCTCAACAGTGATTCCGCAAGACAAAATAGACGTAAACAGTGTGCACTTCTCAAACTGAGTGAAGCAGACAGAGCCAGCTTGTTCAGGAGAGCGATTAGAAGGCACATCTCAGACACAGTTACGTTACACGGTGCATCATCAAGGAAAATCATGCGTAACTACTCAGCACTTACTGATGAGGACTTGAAGTTCATGCTCTGGGAAGATCGGCATTCAGAGTAAATCTTCAAGAAGCAATCCACGCACGTTCTCGTCCCCAAAAGACCTGATACCTTGAGAGGGCTCGCGTTGGACGTGCCATCTTCAGCAATTTGGAACCACATCATGCACATGGTTTACAGATCTGCGGATTTGAACTTGGATCACTTCCCATGTGACTGGTTCGCCAAAGTTATTGAATCCGTGGAAGGGAAAAACAGATCATCTCAGTGGAGTGATGTGCCGTACTTGATTGGACCAAAGCAAGGCATAACTACCCTTGATGCACAAACCATCGAAACACTCCTAGTTAGAGGAGGAGTTGAGAAGAATCCTGGACCAGGTGCTTCACGCGCTTACGTTGGTGATGACACAGAAGACAGGCGAAAGATCGAAGAGTGCCTTTATGAAGAGTGTCAGTTGCAACAGTAACACGTAACCAATGCAGGAACGCCAATAGACATCAAACAACTCTTCAACCTCAACACCATAATCGAAGGAGTCAGCAAACAGTACATAGCCATCAGGCTGGACAAACACAAACGTTACATTAACGTTGCACGTGCAAAGGCACTTATTGACAGACATGATGCCACTCATCTCATGTCTTACATTAAGTATGTCATATTGAAGACCAAGAACAAGATTTTCTTATTTGACGATGCCACAAACCAGTGCCAAATTCCACAACCCTACCTTCACCCGTACTATTTCCACCACGACCTCAACACGGTTTAGTAGGGTCCTCACATCACAACGATAAACAGCTTCAAGCAAATATTCGACAGTGAGAAGAACGTTGCAGATATAGACAAGCACTTCGTTGTCTCTATCAAAGGTATCAGACCTTTCTACATTTCCCTCGAATTCTTCAGATGCCTATTTGATGAGCCACTGAAAGTTTCACCTACATTTCGCGAGTTCTGCACCGCACTGAAGTACTCGCTATTTGAGGAAAACTTCTAGTACTTGGAGAAACTGATGCCAAGCAAGAGAATGACATTGAGGTAGAAGGTCCGCAATCTCCATAGTCTGTTTGAACAACGTGAAACAGACTAGATAGATAGCACGGGCACAGGCAAAGGCAGTACTGAAGAAGACGATGTCGAAATCGGTGAACCTGGCATTTTCCCAAATGAGACCAATAAAGACAACGATGAGCAAAACACCTCAAGTCGATCCTCCACACAGAGAAACAAGAAAAAACGTCCGTAGAAAGGAGGAAACAAAGAGTTCATTCCTTATGAAAGAGAGTTGACGCCTGAAGAATTACATCAAATGAACTCAGGTCAGAAGACGTAAGACCCAGCGTATCTGTATAACGCACCAAAAGGTTCCGAGCAGCCAAACACAACCTTTGGAATGCCCTTGACCAACCAATCACAAGGTGCAAAAGACAAGAAATCACGCAAAGGGTGGTCTCACACCGCTGACTAAAACGAAGAGGCAGGCTTGCATCAAAATGTTAACGTGCACAGTGATCAGAAAACATGTGAAGACGACGACTAAGGTGAGGTTGCCACACTCTAAAATGTACACAACTACAACTACCATCCGAAATTGATAAGTGACGCGCAACAAGCTTTCATGCTTCCAGAAGAACCAATTAAAGCATTTGCCGCTCTCATCAACGCACCACGATCTGAACACCATGTCATTTTACCACCAAAGATTGCTCAAGGCAGAGATGAATCAGTGGTTTCAGATGAGAAAATTTACCTTGTCGATCAAATGCTAGATCTGTCTGAGGTGACACCCGTGTAGAAACACCACATCGAATACTTTGCTGATCAAAACAAGTTGTACTCAAAGAATCCTCAACTCCTCAGTCACACAGGTAGTGATTGTTTGTCGAAAGAAAATCTGGACCAATTCTTGAAAATCAGCGCTGACGGTAGAGACATCACCTACCCAGCCTCAGAAGATTGTGGTGCTGCTCACCGTGACTTCCACCAGAAACTCTCCCCAAAACTGAAAAAGAACACTCATGGAAGAACGGTCAAAAACGTGGACAATCACTAAGACACGGCTCAAGCAAGAAGGTTGGAGATCAATCAGATGTAAACAACCTACGCAAACGGTGATAGCAAGGTACTGTACATCATGATTGGTGGTTCTCTATCTCGTGAAGCCTGTTACCACAAAAACTTTGTCGCGCAAATTGTGATTAACCCATGTTACGACACATCCTCCAGGGCAGAGTGGGAGTGTGAAGAAGCAGCTACCGCCGCACTAACACTGTACGTCAAAGGTAAGCTATCACAACTCAGCCAACCAAACGTGAAAAAAGTGGTCAAATTCGCAAAACAATTCAAATTTGACAAGATTGTGGCTGTTGCAGTTAATTCAGCTTATTACCTCAAGCCAAAAGACTTCTTGGGATTGACCATCCTAAGAGAAAAACTCACACCTACCAAGCCCATCATTTTCCACGTTATTGGCCATCAGTATGACTGCCGCAACGTCCACTCACTCACCACCACCTACTAAAACTCCATCATCAATCGTGGTTGTTGGTTTACAACACACGATCAAACTGGTTATGACTCTGAAAAGTACGTGGGGCCTTCAGACTGGTATGGTGGAAACTCACGCACCCCTGATGCATACTCCACCCTTGCGGGCTTCAAAAGTGTCTGCGTGAAAAATGTGACACAAGACACAACCGGTACTCTTTCCCATGTCATTTTTCATTTTATCGGCTATACGCCAGATGAAGAATCAGACCCGCTCAATCAAGCTGTGTGCCTTGATGAGGACAATGAAGAAGGATACGATGTTGGTGAATTCCAAGGAGGTGAGCTCGCCTACGTGGACGAGTCTTACACCGTGTGGGACAGAAGATTTAAGACTGTGCCGGATGAGGTCCTAGACAAGGCAAACTTGTGGGACAATGTACTCCATGCAAAAGCCTGGAAAACGACGGCGTTCACTAGCGCTTCGCACGCTGGTAAGAAAGAATCAACTTGTAAAGCTGGTGTACCACCTTGCGACACCGTCTACAAAGGATGCATTATGGATCACAGACAAGCGAACATGTTTATGAATGCACCAAGAGTCGCAGGGAAAATGCCTTTCTCCTCCCATTCAGAGTTTGTTGCAAGAGAGCTCCCATCTATTGTTGCTCAAGAAAAAGACACCTTCTTGTAGGCAATAAGTGATGACATCTTCCACATCGAGTACTGCATCCACAAGAAATCGACTGATTGGTGTTTCAAAGTGTTTAACCTCTTCACAAGTGGCTTCTCCAACCATCCCATGAAGAAAAATTTCATGAACATTTGCCAATTGCGTGTTGACAACGATGACCCAGCACTTCAAGCGAAGAAATTCATTATCAACTATGGATACCACATGCTAGACAAGGCGATGAACAAGTTTTACATGATGATGCACTACGCACACATGTCAATTATGTTTTTGCCAAACTACAAGGTGACTGACAGGTATCTAACTTTCGTCACAGAGTTGACAAAAGCAGTGCTCTCAGGAAAAATGCGTGAATTCACCACACCCTTCACGGTCTTTGAGCACACTCAAGGCTCATTCAAATTCTGGTTCACTAATGTTCTCGCCTACAGTAATGTTAAGCTTGAGTACAAACATGAAGAAGAAGTACCTGATGAGGAGGTTCAAGTCAGGGTTCTCAAAACTCTGGCAACTCAAGCCGACCGAAACTTCTTGCAAGAGTAGAACTACTACATCTTTGAAAGCCTAAAATCCATCCTTGCCTTAGCAACCTGGCAAGGACTCATCAAAGGCACCGTTGCAAAATTAAGGTGCGCCTTCGCTCAGTGGAACAAGGCTTACCCACTCGCCTTCTCGTGCGTCATACCCAATCTTGACCCGGTTGTCACGAGACACTACGCAAGACTTGCACGCGCGATAATGAGTCAGACTGATTTTGACACCACTGCGCTGGAGAATTACCAAGACGCTGAAATGTAAAACAACTTACATGATGCCGTGTTTAGTACGAAACTCCAGTACTAACAGCGCAACTTCGAGGGCAAGAAGTCAAGTGATGACTCAAAGAAAACTCATTGGACAAAAAGAAAACAAACGCATACTGGTAGAAGTGAGACACAAGACAACAAAGTCACACACAAGAAAGACAAGCATAAAAGATTGAGCATTGATGACGATCAAGCACACGATGCAGCCTCAAAACTATGCACAGCAAATGTCGAGAGTGTGATTGATTGCGGCAATGTGAGTATGCCAATGCCCCACATTGGATTGAAAATCATGGGAAACCGTGACACTCAGGTCGTGCGATGTGTCACTACCAATTTCTAAGATGCCATTGCGTTCGTCAATCTGCACATGAAAGACACGATTTACGCCGACTTCGAGGCCGACCCAGACACTAACATAAGAAACGCACTCACATTGATTCCAAAAAGTTGTGACAGGGTACTTCTGTGGCATGCCTTCTCACAAGATGAACTCAACATTGTGATCTAGTTGTTAAAGAACACTGAGATCGTACACTTCCAAGGTACATTGGAACATGTCTTTGAGAAAAGGCGAGACATCGGCGGGCAGCTCTTCTCAGCATTCGGGTACAAAGGCACTTTTAGTCTAAATGACTACGCTCATGCACTTGGACGGACCGGAAAAATTGGTAAACCTGATTTCAAGTGCTATTCAAAGATGGCACTAACAAGAGAACAAGAGGATTATGCCATTTAAGATGTGGCGCTCATCAAGGAGTTGGACCGTTGCATGTACACTGAACCAGCTCACAGTAACAGGCACGACACAAGAATCTATATTGCAAGCAGCACGGTTTTGAACGTCAACTTAGAAGAGCTCCAAAAAAATTTCCCGTAGCTCGCAAACAAGGTAAAGAACGGACTCCTGGCGATTGAATGCCCAAACAGAAACACTGCTGTGATCAAAACCTCGAAAGCGATTGATGTCATGAGAAGCAGAGAAGGTGGCAACATGAATGTAGTTGATCGAGGAGCAACTGAAAATCAAAGGAGATGTGTCAGTGTCTGCATCACACGCGCTCTTGCAAAGAAATTCGGTGTGGTCATCCCACAACAGATGACTGCAGTTTTCATTCACGAGTTCCTCAAACAACACACGCCAAGGTTCTACCAAAAATATTTGCACGAGATTGACAACGGATTCACACCAACCCAGGTCGACACCATTTCAGAAGAGTTTGTAGTGAGGGCATTTACCACCCAATCTTTCAATGCTCAATCAATACAAAACAAACTCAACACATCACGTGCCCGGTACACTAGGCAGGAAATTATCCCACTGTTTGTACATGACTGTCACGCTTTCTCAATAGAAGCCGTGCAGACCTGTACGATGCTTGACGACTGCAAGTGTGCAAATCACCAATTCATCTTCAAAAATTCATTTCAAGCGTTTGGTAGTCGAGTGGAGTCAACAATCATACAGAGGAAGAAACAAGTCACCAATTTGAACGCCTTGAGGGTGTATCAAAGATGTGTGAGAGGCAATGACGAAACAATTGACCAACTCATTGACATCGAAAACCGTGTCAACAAAACGTTCGAAGATGTTGGCAAAAGGTTGTCAGAGATGCATCTAAACTCTGAAGGTAAAGCGGAGCTGTAGACAACGTGCGTTAGTTCGGACTGCAAATACCAAATCTCCTCCGACTTGGTGATCACAAAATACGAACCACGGCCATGCAAAAACAGGAGGATCAAACCGGTAGGACCTGTCCCTAACCCCGAGCACTAACCTCTAGACGTGTCCTGCTAATGTGCCCATTGTGCACTACATGCAATCCTCACTCGAGCTGTGTACACACCAGTGATACAAAACCCAAAAGAGTTGAAAGAGTTCGATGCGTTCTTAGACGTACTTGCCAAACACCTCACAAGTGATGTGCACAACATGGCGCTGGATGTTGATATCATCAATACCGCCAGAGCTTACATAGATCGTAGTAGTCACACTACATCAGTCAAAGAATTGCACCATGCAAACCTTGACAAACTACTTGAAAGACTGAGTCAAACAAACTAAGCTCAAATCTTCACCAAAACTGAAGTGCTTGCTTCAAACCCAAGAGCTGGTAGAGTTATCTAATCACGTACCACTTGTTTCAGAGATCTGGCAGATCAAGCAGTCAACTACGTGCAAGAGTAGCTCATCAAGCGAGGTGCATGGGTCAAAGGCTTGACACCAGAAGACATTCAAGAACTTGCTTACACCCGTTTCTACCAGAAAGATGTCAAGATGAGTGACTACACCTGCTTCGATCAATCTCAAGCCGATGTACTACTCAAAGCAGAAATCTATGTCATGCGTTACATGTTCGGTAAGGAGTGGACTGATTTCTACGAATCGATCATCCGTAGCCCAGTAGTCATGCGCATCAACAGGGAAGTTGAGTTGGTAGCACAACCCCAAAGAAGCTCAGGTGACAGGTGCACAAGCACAGCAAACACTCTTGTGAACATGGCGTTGATACTCTATGCATGTTGGAAATCTCAGCGCAGCCACCAGTCAGCAGAGCAGTTTTTGGATGATTTCAACTTTGAAGATATGCTGGTTGAAGGTGACGACAGCATGTTCAAGTACGACATATTCATTAACGTTTTCGAGAATACCCTAACTGGCTTGGGCGTGAAGACAGTGTGTGACACCACCAAAAACAAGGAGCTAGAGTTTTTGAAAGTAACATTCATGACGGTGGGTGGAGAGGTTTATCCAGTGAAAAACCCTATCAACTAGCTTGCCAGAGCGTTCTGTAACCCAAAACATGACTACTCCTTCCATTCACAAAGATGTCAAATGCTAGTACAAGCGTCACTAGCATCAATGATCATGCAGTACGGTTACCCACAAAAACTGTATGATCTCTTGCAAGCAGTCCAAGTGAAGTCAGGACGCAGCTACTTTAGGTTGAGTGATTTGCAACCCCTGCACAAGTTTGACGAAAAATGGTTGAACAAACATGATCTCACCTTTGACGCTAACAACAGAGTTGTGAAACGGTATGCAGCATTCAGCGTGAGAAACCTGAGAAACCAAGGCGAGTTTTTTGACATGGAGTTTGGCAAGCTCGTTGACAACATCATCCACGCACTCATGGTCGACTTACCCTTCTATGATGTACCTGTTGAAAACATGGTGTGGACCACTTCAAAAGGAAAAATCCTCCATCAACCCAAAATATCATAGATAACTCATTCGTTGAATCCAGCAGGCCTCATCCGTGGCCGAATGGGATTGAGCAGACCAATCAGTGAAAACGAGGAACTCAGCACACCACCAGAAAACGTGTAGACCGTGTAAGCAAGTACCACTAAGATGGTGCAAAACACTGAATCAAAACTGTAAAAATCCCACCTCACAAGAAACAACCACTTCAACCCTGTCCCAACAGCTCCTTCTCCCAGAACATATATTTAATCAGAAGCCTTTATGGAGAAGAAATTCAAAGAAGCCATGGACGCACTGCTCACTGCAGTGGGAACTGGTTCTTAATAGAACGCAATCAACGCTGCAAACACCATCCTACCCGGAGTGGTCCAGTAGGTATTTGTTGACAGCATCAGAGACAAGGACGGAGAACTCAAAGACCTTGAAAGTGGCAAGTACAGTGCTCCAGCAATAGTTTTTGCTAGCGGTCTCGAGTACGACATCTTGAAAGCACGTCTTAAAGATGTTGCTGAAAGAGGTTACCTCTTGGCTATTTCAAAAAACATGTTCGAGGCATACAGAGGTGCGGACATCACTCAGGCGCGCGCTTATGTCTCCGAAATGACGAAGCACAACGACAAGATGGGTTATGACTGGTACAAACCATCAGGCACTTTCGTCAGATCACACTCAGAACAATTTGCTGAAAGTCAGTACAAGAACTTCCTCAAAGCCGCAGCTACCTACTGCCAGGCTGCCTTCCCAAAACACGCACAATACCTTGATTCTATAGCCTCGAATAGATTCTAGACATCAAGAGCCGAATTGTTGGCGAAAAGTGACAGAGTGATTGAGATGCCATCAAGATCACAAAATTTCTCACGCACAATCAGAGGGAAGAAGACTGCACAAAACCGTAACGGCGTGCAGTACAACCTCTATTAGCACGAACCAGATGGTGAAATTCTTCCTTATGGTACACAACGTAGACTTGAAGAGTTGGAGCAGACCAATGAAAGTCTTGCTCTAGAACTTGAGTCACAAAGGATTAGAGGAGACAAACAAGTTCAGATGAAACTAGAGCAAATTCCTCAATTTGGTGCAGAGATCACACGAATGATGTAAAACTTGAAGGAAAAAGTTGAGGGTTTCGACAGAACATACCCAATTTACGTCAATCATCCTTGGATAAACTATCCAGTGCACCCACGAGTACCTGAAATGGCACCAGAACCTACCAAGACAATCAGATTACATGATGAATTAACTATCAGTTTTGATCAGACTAACACAGAGTGTTTCATCTTTGGAAATCATGGTTGTACACAGACTCCAGCGATGATTGCACGTGGCAATCCAACTAACCCAGTGATGAACGGTCTCAGAAGTGGTTTACTTCTCACAAGCCACACGTCGTAGTTGGGTGAGTACACTGCGACCGTTGCCGAGTACTCTGGTGCTCAACTCAAAGCTGTGTTTTCAAAAGTCCAAAGCAGAAACCTGGCAACAGACAGCCTGGACGTGAGATTGGTAGCAGGTGGCACAAAACTGATTAAGATCTCCAGGTCTGAGAACGAATCAGGCTACGCGATTGCAACCAGTGGACCGAAAGGTATCAGCCTTCACCAGCAAAAATGGCAAGATCACTTTGAGAAACCAGACGTGAACAGGAAGAAGGTTTACCTTGCAGACCCTGCAGCCCAACACTCAATTGGCATGTTAGGCGCTGTATACAGGCCACATGACGTGTAAGATGTCACGGGTTTTTTCAGCCCCAACACGGCCGTGTATCAAAACCGAGACTAGTCTGCCTTCAGTGACAGCCAGTACACATCCCCTGTGTACTTCACCGGAGGTGACAATCACGTAGAGCTTGAAAATTTGGTTGATAACAACCAGTACAGAATTGTTTTCAACACTGATCTGAGACACTCGTACGCTTTCTACCTCAACTCAAATTCATCCCCGCAGTTCGAATTAAACGTAATCAGGCACTTTGAGTACTTGCCCACCACGACGGAAAAAGACTCAGAGACAGGAATTGCTGTTATTCCCATACAGTACTCCAATGCTGTACAAATGCTCAGGTACGTCACCGAGACTGACATCTATGGAACTTACAACGACTTATTCATGGAGATGTTGAAACAGGAGTTGGTTCAGATGCCAGTTGTAGGAATCTGGAGTAACACGATCGTCCCTGCATTTGAAGATTTCAAAAGGTGGGGAAAAGAGGTTATCAGTAGTGAAGGAATTGCTGATTTCCTAACCTCGTCGGCAGGTGATATTGCAATAGCAGCTCTGGGATTCTTCCAACCCGAGATCGCTGCTGCCATCAAACTAGGAGTTGACGCACTGGAATTGAGGGAACCTAAGAAGACGTCTCAGTTTTCTCAGATGATCAGAGGTCCTGGACGTGTGAGACTAGAGCACATCTAACTTGAGGCATTCAGAAAACACGTAAACGCCACGGAACTAGAAAATGCTCTCAAGTACGATGATCAAGAGGAGTAGATTGAATCCACAGGTAAGTAGGAAATCCAATCTAAGCAGATGATGCTTCATTAAGCAAGGAGCATCAACCAGTTCTTTGACAGATGATGATCACTGAGCACCTTAGGGGCTCACTGACATCATTAGTCATCACATCACTTTCAACTCAAAAATCCCGAAG